TTATTCCTTCCATTCAAAATCTTGGTCTTGGACTGCTTCGAGCACATTCCGATAGATAGCTCCGTAGGCGATAAAGTCTTTAACTGAGTCGTAATGATCTGGAGTTTCAGTAAGCCTAGAAACCTTGACCAACGCCATACATAAAGCAGCTTGGTGTGGTGTGATTGGGAAATCAAGATATGCACTCCACAATCCAGCAATTCTTTTGTGATTATAGTACGGATGTCCATAGACACTTCCGCGCTCTTGGATCGTAGCAATGACTTCATTTAATAGATCCTCAGTTTTTGTCATAATCAAACACCTGATCTGACTTTAACTTCCTAAGTTTTTCTTGATGATCTAATGAAGCACGCCATCCAGCAGCTCTACCGGCATAATAGCCATTATCGTAAATTTCTTGTTTGCGGTGTTCATCCCAGAAATATAAAGCTGCTCCAATTAAACAGCCTATAATAAATCCGTATCCTACTATTTCCATTTCGCTCCCTAATACCAGGCGGATGCCTGATACAGAAAGTATGACTTAAAGCAAGGACAGTTGGTTAGTCACCTTCGGCGTGTTATATAACGATTAGATAACGAATAGATCCTCAAAATCATCGATATGGTCATCAATCGTGCGTTCGTGATAATCGGTTTCACGCCCCATAAGACTTTCCAAGAGCTGTAAATGAGCCATCTTTATTAATTGGAATAAGCGTTGGGGTCATATTCTTGCCATTCCAATCTAAAATAACTATTCCCATTTGCCAATTGGCTATGCCTTTTGTGTAACTAGCCTTAGCCTTATTCATGAGATTACCGGATTCTATGCCATAAATCGTCCTGTATTGCCCTCCTAAGCCCTCAGAAAACGAAGATAGACCCAACTTGTGGGTATGCCCAATTAAAACGCTCTTACCCACCTTTTTGGCAAGATTTAAGGCAGTTAAGCCAGCATTAGGATTAGAGTTTCCTTCATCCCCATGCCCGAGCAACCAGCCCTTCTCAAATTCAAAAAATGATTTGTGGAAAGTAATGCCTAAACTATCAAAATCCATGAACTTGGCATATTGCAATTCAGGTAGGCTGATTAAGCCCGGCACTTTTAAGAGTGTGTTGTATAAGCGATCTGTGTGATTTGATCTGACAATATGGGCTTCCTTAGCATTTTCAGTTAATGCCCAAAGAATGTCTTGAGTAGCTTTACGATCTGCGTCAAGGGTCTGTTGATAAGCCAAAGGTGTTTTTTCAGCCCATCGAGAAATGGTTTGAAAGTCGATCTCATCGCCAACACATAAAACGCTGTCAAACTTTTCACGCCTTGCCAGTTTAATGACATTCTTTACAGCTGCTTCATGGTGGTATGGAATTTGCAAATCACTTATTACTAAGTATCGCTTAATCGTCATCCTCATCTGGAGTTGGAATAGTTGGGATTATTCCTTTATCGCCTACGATCCAGTCCGGCATTGATTCAGGATTATCCATTAGATAAAGCGCACAGGATTCATTAAATCCAGCCTTGCGTGCAGCTCTAAACATTTCATGCTTTGCAATATAGAATTGATCTAGTTTTGATAATGGTTCAGGAGTTTGGCGAACTACTCTCCGATTAACCTTTTTGCGTGGTGTGCGTTTTCGTGTGTTCGCCATAGCAGAAATTATCGCTTACTAATTAAGACGAACAGATCATCAACACGCTGTTCAAGTCTAGTAATTTGATCCTTGATCGAACTTCCAGAATTTGGCTTCAATTCTTGTAAATAAGATTTAATAACCCAGCGCAGACCCAGTAATAAACTTGTAGATACGGCGCTTACTCCAACGGCTATGCCAACCCATTCGTTTGCGGTCATGACGCATTAATTCCATAATCCGCTTCGCTCCCTGACTTTGGATCTAACGCTTTGGCAATAGGCGCAACAATCGCACCAAGCATAGTTGCATAGGCTGGATGTATGTCAGCCACGATTGCTAAGGCAACTGTAATTCCACTAGCTGCCACAGCTCTCAAATATGACTTAATTGCTGCTTTGTGTTTTTTGGTCAGTTTCATTAGTTGCCTTTCAGTAGTGGGATGTCGAACTTTTCGCCAGTTTGATTTGGCTTGAATGAAATATGGATGTGCTTATGATGGGGATTTATCCCAGTATATTTTCTAAATTTCCACAATGATCTAGCACTAGCAATTTTGCCAGCGTGAATTATGTAAGATATACGCTTATCTTTTTTTGCTGCGAGTCGAAGCTGATCTGCCAAATCATAACTAATCCCTTGTTGGTCAGATAAGCCAGCGTCAATGTCGATCGCGCAAACTTCTCCGTTAGATCTTGGGTTGTGATCGGATTTTCTAGATGCGTGCTTATTATCGCCGATCCATCCATCAGCTTTCCTGCTCCTACCCACAAACGCTCCATTTATTTGATCGCGTAAAGTTTCAGCAGCTTTAGATAAAAATGGCTTCATTAGCCAAGTAGCAATTTTGCTTCGTCAGCAGTAATGCCAAGTTTGTCAAGTAATGCTTGCTTTTCGGCAGCCTTTGCTTCAATTTGAGCTTTTTCTGCGACAGCATTATCAGCAATAATTTTCATTTGAGCAATTTCTTCAGGTGTTGCATCTCTAACAATTTCCTCGCCAGTTTCAACATTAACAATTTTTACCTGTGGTTTAGATTTTGTCATTAATTCACTCCGTAAAGTAGGGCAGTTCCTGATGTCATCGTTCCTGTTGATACAAACATTTGAATGCTAGTGATGGCGGTAGTCTGATTATACATTCCACGCATATCATAAACATAAATTCGATCGCTATAATCTCTGTCTGTGGTTAAACCGAGTCCATTAAATGCTTGAAAAGTGGTGGCATCTGCATAATCTATAAGATATAACTGTATTACTCCATCACTTACTGAATTGTTACTATTGTCGTTTGCTGTAAATGAACCCACATTAAAAGTTTGTGATGCAACATCATTTGATACTGTTCTAAAATATCTCGTATTTGTATCACTATTAAATGTAAATCTTAAAGGTGCTCCACTATCAGATGGTAAAAATTTTCTAACTAAAATATACAAATTTTTATAAGTTTGTGGAATTGATGTGAGCGATACAGATGCACCTGTTAATGTAGTTGTACTAATCAAAGTCATACTACCTGCTGAAGCGGCAGCCCATTCGACTCCATTTGTTGCACCTGAATTAACAGTTAAAACATGACCATTAGTTCCACCGACTGGTAATCGTGCAACTGCATCTGCTCCGCTTGCGACAATTAAATCGCCCTTAGCATCAACAATTGTTTTGTTGATTGCTGCACCGGCATTAGTAAATACTGTGCTATCGATTGCAGTTCCAAGTGATCGGATCGCTGCTGCGCCATCTTTGACCAGCGCGGTATCGTCTGGAGTGCTCCAGCTGTAATTGGTAGTAGTTGCCATTTTATCCTTTTCCTATGCGACTATTGTAGCGTACTCCCAAGTCAAACTTGGGTCGATTGTGTTCCAAGCCTCTGTTATTGGCGTGGTATTCCAACGCATCGCCACTTGGCTAAATGCGACTGGAGAAACATTAATTGTGAGAAACAGTTCATTGAACCGGGTGCTCCATGACCAGCCCTCAACATAACCTTCAAAATCTCCACCTGATATTTGATTTGGTAGGTGTTGAATATGAACTGGCATCCCCATAAATACAGCTAATAGATCATCCCGATCTGCGTTATCTATTTCAGGGTTAGTTATTGGGAAGGTGATTGATTGGAATGCTGGTATTGGGTAAGCTCTTTGGGCTATGTATCGATCAGCAATTGCTTGGGCATCGACAGCTCCATGAACCCGAGAGTTAATCGTTTCGGCTTTGTAACCATATAAGGCAATTGAAGCGGCATCTGTGGCATCAACCTGTGAATTGTAATTATTGCCATAATTTATATAAATATCATTTCGGACATCTGCTGATCGCATAATTGTAGATAAGCCAGCGCCTAACGCATGGCGAGCATCTAGTTCAACATAACCATTAACTAAAAGATAATTCTGCCTGTGGTCTGCATCTGCATAATTTATATTTCCTACATTGTCCTCGTAAATATATCCAAAAGCTGAAGTTGCAATATCTGAAATTACATTGTAAATAGTGTTAGTAACATTTGATTGGGAACTCATGGTGTAAAGACCAGGTTGATCGATTTCGCCAAGTCCTAGATTGACTGCATTAGCCCAAGTTTCAGTTGCATTGTAAGTTGCCCAAGTTGTAGCAGATGGCACATCATTCCAAGTTCCAAGTAATACGCTGGAGAGAATGTCATAGATTTGGTTGCCATCCTCATCTTGAGGAATGTTGTCATCCCAAATTTCTTTTGCTAATTTGACAAGTGAACCCATCGCAATAATTGTGTAAGCTATAACTGTGCCAGCTGCACCGCTTTGAGCCACTTCAACAGTTACATCAGTAATGTCGCCACCAAAGATCGTTACATAAGCAGCTGAACTATCTTTGACTTGTAAGTCTAAACTGTCATTTATATCAAAAGGTAATGTTTGACCATTTAATGCAACTAGGCTGATTTGAATATAAGATGGGCTTGGCTGAGTATAAATATCATCACGACCAGCCTGATGCTGAACATCGCTAATTGCTATGTCAGTATAATCGACCCCACCGACAGTTAGTTTCCAATCTGGAGTCCATGCTGTCAATTTAGTCTAATTCCATTTCCACTAAATACTGGCACGCTTCGAGCTGCGCTTTGATTAACTACTTTTCCAACAGCTCTTGCTGCACCTTCGCCATCGATAGCACTTACATAAATGTTAGTTACTGCTGGATTGCCTGACCCATATGTAAAATTTGAACCACCTTTTGGAACTGATGGTAAAGATGATTTAGAAGCTGATGGAGCAGGGTTTGGAATTGACCCGATATTAACTCCTGGAATTATATTAACAACTCTAATAAGTTCATTTGCCAAAGATACGACTAAGCCAATTGCTTCCCTTAAAAATGTAATAAATCCTTGAATTATGCCGATAACTGATCCAATTGCTTTTCCAAAGGTTTCAGCACCTCTTTGAGTTTCCGCAAGTCCAGCACTTAATCCTTCATTTCCAGTCAATCCTGCAATAAATCCATTTAATGTTGGGATGCCTGTATCGTTTAGATATTGAATAAATTTTTCTATTTCTGGCAATAATGCAACGCCCAAACTTTCTTTTGCTTCATCAAATCCTACTTTTAAGCGATCAATTTTGCCTTGAAATGTTTCAGCATTTGTAGCTGCTGCGCCACCATAAAGATCAGATAATTTTTGCTGAATCTCTGTGAAACTTAGTGTGGCCAACTCTGTCTTTGATAAGCCAAGACCTAATCTGCCAAGTGATGCAGTATTACCATCTTGAGCACGACCTAAAGCATTGGCTACTTGTTCAAGATCTAATCCACGACCTTTTGAAATATCTAAAGCAAGGGCTAATAATCTTTGAGCCTCGCCTGTGTCTTTTGTAGATACTGCCAATCTTTGCATCGCTGGACGCAATTGATCATCAGCTACACCTGTTGCTAAAGAAGTCTGAAGGATAAAGTCCTCAGTTGCCCTTATTTGGCCTTCAGTAGCCCCTGTAGCAGTCCTTAATGCAGCAGCTAACCTTAACTGTGCTTGCTCATCTTCTATTGCAGCCTTGACCCCATCAATGGCTAATTTAGTGCCATATGCAACGGCAGCAGCAGCAGCTACGGCAAATGCAGCAGCAGCCTTCTTTCCAAACTCTGAAATCTTGCTGGAGTTAGTTTCAACGGCTTTATCAGCATCGCCTAACTTCTTTTTTAAGTCATCAACATCAGCAAGGATTGATAATTTTAATGTGCGATTACCAGTAGCCATTAGACCCATTCCTTAATGATGCGATCAAAACTTTGTTCCCACTTGTTAATCAATTCAGGCTGAATTCTGCGAAGGGTTGGATAAATGAACCATCCGCGAGATCCACGACCTTGCCTTCCAGAATATGCAGGGAACTGTTTGAATTTATTTGAACCAAACTCAATACCTCCCCATAGGGTTTGCGTAGTAGCACCACCTGAAAACTTTTGGCGTGCGAATCCATAACTGAATTCACCGATCTTGCTTGATTTAGAGATGCTAACGCCATCCGCGACTCTCTCCGCAACTTTGCCAGCCTTTGTTCTAGTTCTAGCTGCCTGTTTAATTTCCTCAGATGCAAAATACGCCAAAGCAGCAGATTGACGGCGTGCTTCATCAGTAGCTTGTTCATCCATAAGTTTGAAAGCCTTGTAAATATCGCGCAGGTCTTTTTTATTGTAGGCGATTGTTTCATTTGCCATACCTCTGCTCCAATACTTCTATAGCTGTCAAAATGTCGTCTGAATCAACCCATTCACTCATTGGAATTTGTGTGGCTATTGCCAACTCAACCAATAATCTGTTTAGGCTTCCTGCTGGATGGCTTTTGGGTCTGCATCACCGACTATTACATCAGCGACAGTTTCCATCCATACTTCAAATCCTTTTACTGGCTTTCCTGCTGCTTCTCGCTTATGTGCGTTATATGCTAAAAACATCAGATCCCACATGCCAAGTTTTTCTTTTGCTTGGCTTATGGTGTGACCAGTTTGCTTTTCCCATTTAGCCCACTCAGGCGGTTGGGCAATATAAGTTGCTTGCTCGCCTGAGTTATATTCAATTGTAATTGGTAATTTCATTTTTTTGCTCCCGTTTTATTTCTTAACTAAATGTTTCTGTGACTGCTCCACCTGAAACAGTAAATTCAAAATCAACAGTTTGTGCATCAATTCCTGATCCACCAGCTGTTGGGAATTCTGGCTTAATTGGGAATTGAAATTGTGCCCCAGTTGCAGCTGTTAATGTGATTGTGATATCTGTATCTGGAGCAGACTCGGCTGCTGTCCATAGAGCCTCACAAACTGAATTTGCCTTGCCCCAGTCAGCCAACATTGATAATGCGAATGTTCCTGAAATGTTTGTGGTTTTGTAAGCTGTGCCATCAAGTGTCTGATATTCCTGACGCTCATTGACTTTTGTTAATACTGCGCTGGTTGCTTGCGCTTCGATGTCTGTTCCACCTGTGAAAGACAACGAAATATCGCGACCAGTGATTACAACTGTTGCCATGATTATTTCTCCTTAGACTGTGCGTGTGTAGTAGGTAGATACTCGAACATCTGCGATAAGCAAAGTCGATGCTCCGACTGTGGTAACTGTTGGTCTTTCGACCGAACTGACGATATAACCTGCTGGAATTACCGCCAGAACACTTATGATTAGTTGCTCGATATTGTCGAGCGATGCAGGATTGCTGTTATATGCAACTGCAACTGTGATCGTCATATTGACTTTTGATCTAATGTTTGATTTGTTAATTGTTTCAAATTCAAGGTATGGGCTATCTGGAACAACCACAACAGCTGGTGGAATTACTGTTTCAGGCACAAATGAATAAACATTTCCAGCAACAGTTGATAATGCGGTTGCTAATGGTGTGCGAACTTGTTCAAGAATTGTTTGGTTAGGCACTATTGAGCCATGCTCTCGGTATCCATATATGAACCAAGCAAACCAACACATTTGTTAAATAATGATCGACCCATTCTAAATGGTGTAGCTGTGAAATCAACGCCTTCTATCTGTCCACCACCTGCAAGTCTTGCTTGAAAAACCTCTACTGAAACTGTGTAGACGGCTGATTGAACAGCTGCATTTCCAACATAAGTTGATGCTCCAGATAAAGTGGCAACTCCACTTGGAATAACATTTGCTTCATTGATGTCGGCATTTGTGATTGCAGCTGAGAAGGTATACTCGCCAAGATTGTCTGCAAGTATTGTTCTTGTTCCATTGTAAGGTGTTCCACATCCTGTAATGACAACTGATTGTCCTTCGGTAAATTCATGTATTCCTAGTGTAGTAAAAGTGGCGACATTATCAGTCAGCGACACTTTTTGAACTGGGCTTTTGAATGTAACTAACATTGGCAGAATAACTGTTTCTGCTGTATCAATAATTTGATTTAAGTAAGCATCGTTATACAAGGATGATGACACACCAAGCACAGATCGCAACTCGGTGGCTGTAATTATACTTGGCATGTCATCTCCTTACTCCCATTAATGGATGCCTGAGATCGGGAGCAACCCCAGGCACTCAGTTAAATTGATTAGTTCTTGTTGAAGTGAACTGATCCGTTGGCGATCTTTGTTGCAAGTGCGCCGTAACCATAATAGGCAACAGAAACCTGTCCAGTCGCCGTGATATCGGAACGAAGTTGTAAGCGTGGGCTCTCATACCATGTGTATGACTCTGGGTTGATTACAAACATTGATCCATCGCCAGTTGTGTATGTCAATGCTGATAGTGAACGAGATACATAAAGATCAAGTCCA